ATGGCCTTTCTCTCTCCCCCGAGCTCCCGCGATCGCGGCGGACATCCGTGAGCAATGTGAGCAAACTGCGCGCATCCGTGCGCGCGGCCAAGATCCCGCCCGAGGACCGTGCGGCGGTGGAGTACGCCGAGCAGCTGGCCGAGCTCCTGGACCGTGCCACCACCCCGACGCTGGCCCGGATCGCCGCCGGCGAGCGGCCCATGTCGCTCGAGGACCGGCTCGAGGTGGTGCGGATCGTGGGCCCGCAGTACGCGCGGCTCCTGACGTCGCTCGGGCTCACCCGGGCGGGCCGCGGCGTCGCGCCGGCCAGCTCGACTCCCACCGCCGGCTCGGCCGCCGGCGCTTCGCAGGATCAGGCATCGCATGACCGCCACCGTGAGCGGTTCAGCGAGCGCGCTACCGGTACTCGGTAGGGCTACCCCGCGGCTGTTCACCGCGCCGCTGGTGGTCGGCCCGCCCGGGCCGTGCGGGTGTGGCTGCGCACTCACCGAGGACACCTCGATGGGGTTCGCGGTGATCGAGTGGGCCACCGACGTGCTCCACCACCCGCCGGATCCGTGGCAGCGGTGGGCGCTGATCCACGGGCTCGAGCTGCTCCCGGACGGGCGGCCGCGGTTCCGGACTCTGCTGCTCGAGGTGGCCCGGCAGAACGGCAAGACCGAGTTGCTCGTGATCCTCGCGCTGTGGTGGCAGTTCGTGTGCGAGGTGGAAATGGTGCTCGGTACCTCGACGAAGCTCGACTACGCCAAAGAGTCATGGCACAAGGCGGTGCGGCTCGCCGAGTCGGTGCCAGCGCTCACCCGCCAGCGGGCCCGCCGGTGGACGCGCGACGCGAACGGCGAGCAAGAGTCGTGGACCACCACCAGTGCGCGCTACAAGATCGCGCCGAGCAACGAGGAAGGCGGCCGCTCGCTCACCGTTCACCGGCTGATCCTCGACGAGCTCCGGCAGCATCACGACTACTCGGCATGGGGCGCCGCGGTCAACGCCGGCAACGCGGTGCGGCGGTTCCAAGCGTGGGCCATCACCAATGCGGGCACGGACCGGTCAGTGGTGCTCAACGACCTGCACGACGCGGGAGAGGCGTTCATCGCATGGGCGGCCGAGCTCGGCCACGACCAGGTGGTGGAGCACCTCGCCGCGGCGCCGGGCGACTACCGCATGGGGCTTTTCTCCTGGTCGTGCACCGAGGACATGGACCCGCTCAACGTCGAGCACCTCGCGGTGGCCAACCCGCAGCTCGGCACCCGGGTGGAGGCAGACACCCTGCTCGGTGCGGCCCGCCTCGCGGTGGCGGCCGGCGGCGATGCGCTGGCCAAGTTCAAAACCGAGGCGATGTGCATCCGGGTGCGGTCCCTGAACCTCGCGGTGGACCTCGGGGCGTGGGGACGCTCGGTGGAGGTGGCCACCCTCGACGCGTACCGGGGCCGGCTCGCCGCGTGCCTCGACGTCGCGCCAGACGGCAGTCACGCGTCGCTGGTGGTCGCCGCGGTGATGGCCGATGGGAAGGTACGGCTCGAGGTGGTGCAAAGCTGGGAGAGCCTCGCCGCGGTGCGCAAAGAGCTCCCCGCGTGGATCGAGCGGGTGCGCCCGTACACGTTCGGGTGGTTCCCCATGTCCGGCGCGGCCGCGCTCACGGCCGAGCTCGGCCAGCGAAAGGCGGGCCGCGTCGGGTGGCCACCCCGCGGTGTGCGGGTGGCCGAGATCAAATCCGAGGCGGCGCCGGTGTGCATGGGGTTCGCCGCGCTGGTGGCCGAGCTCGGCACCGTGCACAGCGGTCAGGAGCTCCTGACGGTGCACCTCGGCAACGCGGAGAAGCGGTTCCGGGGCGACGGCTCGGTGTGGATCTTCGACCGCCGCCCGGGCGCCGGCCACATCACCGCGACGTATGGCGCCGCGGGCGCCGTGCACCTCGCCCGGACCATCCCGGCGCCCGTGCGCCGGGCAGGATTCCACCAGGGATAGCGGCCAGTTGGTAACGGTTCTCGTTGTCGGGCCGTATCCTCCTGATCATGAGGTTGGTTGCGCAGCTCAAGCGCTTTTTCGGACTCGGCGGAGCGCCGGCGGCCGCGGCCACCTTCTCGGTGTCCGGACCCATCGATGCGTTGCTACGCGGAGCGTGGGCAAACGGGTGGATCAACGGCGGCCCGGTCTCCCGCGAAGACGCCATGACGGTGGGCGCAGTCGAGCGCGGCCGCGACGTGCTCTGCTCGATCGCGTGCCTGTCGCTGACGAACTTCCGTGGGCTCGAGCAGGTGCCGCGGCCGTTCCTCGACCAGCCGGATCCCGACGTGCCGCGGGTGGTGCAGCTGTCGCAGACAATCGAGGACCTGCTCTGCGAGGGCATCGCCTGGTGGGTGATCACCGGCAAGGACTACCGCGGGTTCCCGACGTCGGCGCGGCGGGTGGAGCCTCGCACGGTGTCGCTGGTGCCACCGGCGGATGACCAGCGTTCGCCGGCACCGTTGCCGAGCGGCCACGACCCGCGCGGCGCCGCGGTATGGGTCGACGGCGTGCGGATCCCTGCCGATTGGGTGATCCGGTTCGACTCTGCAGGGCGGCCGCTGCTCTCCACCGGTCACCGCACCATCCGGCGGGCGCTGCTGCTCGACGCGCTCGCCGCGATGTACGCCGAAAACCCGCGGCCGCTCGAGGCGTTCACCGACACGGACGACCCCACCGCGATCCCGTACACCGACGAGCAGGTAGAGCTGTTCCTCGCGCAGTACATGATGGGCCGCAAGCGCGGCGGGCCGGCCTACATCCCGCGGCAGCTGGCCCGCTCGGACGTGTCCGCCCCGAGCCCATCAGAGCTCCAGCTGGTGGAGCTCCAGCGCGAGGTCTCGCTCGAGCTCGCGCTCCACATGGGCCTCGACCCCGAGGATGTCGGAGTCAACACCACCTCGCGTACGTACTTCAACGCGCAGGACCGCCGCAGTGACAAGATCAACCACACGTTCGGCCCGTACATGGCGGCGATCACCGACCGGCTCAGCATGGGGGACGTCACCCCGCGCGGCCAGCGGGTGAGGTGGGATCTCACCGAGTACCTGCGGCCCGATCCGGTCTCACAGATCACCTACTGGCAGGGGCTCAAGGGGATGGGCATTGTGTCTGACGATTGGATCGCCGGGCAGGCTGGGATCGCGGCCGCCGACCGGGCGCCGGCGGCCGCGGCCGCGCCGCCGGCGCCGGCGCTTACCGCCACGATCGCGCCGGCGCTGTTGGCCCACCGGCAGCCGCTCGCGCTACCCGCCGGCGCCGGGACGTTCTCCGGCGACTCGGCCCGGGGGATGCGGTTCTCCGTACGGGACTTCGCCGGCGCGCGGCCGAGCGCGGCCGCCGACGTCGGCAAGCGCACCATCACCGGTCTCGCGGTTCCGTTCGATGCGGTGGCCCGCAAGTACGGCGTCGGGTTCCGGTTCAAGCCAGGATCGCTCGAGTACGACGCGGCCGCGCTCAACCGGCTGCGAGTGATGGATGGGCACGCCACCTACGTCGGTGTGCACAAGAGCGTGACCATGAGCAAAGAGGGTCCGGTGGTGGAGCTCTCCATCCTCGACGGCCCCGAGGGCTCGCCGACCAAGATGCACCGCGACCAGCTGCTCATGGACGCGGCCGGCGGCCTCGCCGATGGGCTCTCCATCGGTGTCGATTTCTCGCTCGACCCCGCGGACGGCGATGTGGTGTGGAGCGAGCCCGATCAGACGTACGACGTGGTTCGGTCCACATGGCTCGAGACCTCGGTAACCCCCGATCCGGCATTTACCGGCGCACGCGTCACCAAGGTGGCCGCAAGCACTACAGGAGGAACCATGCATTGCACGTTCTGTGGCCACCAGCACCCGCAGGGGATGGCGTGCGCCACGTGGCAGCAGCTCAACCCCGGACTCGGCCAGCAGCCGCAGCAGGCGGCCGCGTTCACCGTCCAGCCGCAGCAGCAGCCGCAGCAGCAGCCGCAGCAGCAGCCGCAGCAGCAGCCGCAGTTGGTGGGCGCCGGCGCGCCGGTCGGCCAGTTCGCCGGCCAGCTGCCCTCGGGCCCGGTCTCGGCCGAGCAGCTTTCCGCCGCGCTCGCCACCACCGTGCAGAACATGATCCAGAGCGGGCAGGTAGCCGCGGCGCCGCCGGCGACCGTGGCGACGCTCGACCCCGCTACGGGCCAGTTCGCCACCCCGGTCAACCCCGGGGCGATGGGTCTGCCGGGTGCCACCCCGCAGGGCACGGGCTCCGGCGTCAAGTTTCAGGTCAACGAGCCCGAGCCGTACCGGCTCGTGTTCAACCGCCGCTCGGGTGAGTACGACCTACGGCAGGGCTCGCACGACTTCTCCCGCGACCTGATCGCGTGGCTCAAGGACGGCGACAAGGCGGCCGGCGACCGGGCCCACGACTTCGCACGCCGCAAGTTCAACGTCGCCACCACCGACGTCGACGAGCTCAACCCGACCAAGCAGCGGCCGGACATGTGGGTGGACCAGCGCGACTACGAGACCCCGGTGTGGAACACCGTCTACAAGGGCGGTCTCACCGACATCACCCCGTTTGCGTTCCCCAAGTACAACTCGAGCTCCGGGCTCGTGGCCGCACACACCGAGGGTGTGGAGCCATCCACCGGTACCTACACCGTGACCAACCAGACCGTCTCGCCGACCCCGTACTCCGGCAAGGCCCGGATCAACCGCGAGGTGTGGGACCAGGGCGGTAACCCGCAGGTCTCCACCATCATCTGGAATCAGATGGTCCGCGGTGCGCGTGAGGCGTGGGAAGCGCTCGTGATCACCACCCTCAACGCGGGTTCGTTCTCGGCGCTGGCCACCCTCACCGCCGGCGCGATCGACCGGGCGGTGGCCGGGCGGGTGCTCGGCAACGAGATCGAGAACGGCATTGCGCTGCTCCAGTTCGCGCGCGGTGGGATGCGGTTCCGGACGGCGTTCGCGCAGGCGGACTTGTACATGGGGCTCAAGGGCGCCACCGCCACGGACGGCACGCCGCTCTACCCGATCGTCGGGCCGGCCAACCGCAACGGTCAGTCCGCGACGCTGTTCGGTGAGATCAACATGGGCGGTATGCCGTTCATCCCGACCTGGGCGCTCGCCGCGGTCGGCCAGTCGGCCCCGACCAAGAGCTACTTGGTGGACCCCACCGCGGTGCACGCGTGGAGCTCTGCCCCGCAGAAGCTCACCCTCGATGGCATCGCGGTGGCGTACGTGGACCTCGGCATCTGGGGATACCAGGCGGCCGCGGTGTCCGACACCGCCGGAGTTCGTACCATCACGTGGGACCCGGTGGCCTGATCCGATCGAGCACCACCCCGTGACCTGCGGATATCCACGTTCGTCCATCGCACCGAACACGTCAGGATCGAGGTACATCAATGCCCACGAAGGATGAGCTCGAGCAGCAGCTCGAGCAGGCGCACGAGCGGATCGCCGAGCTCGAGGAACAGGCCGCGGCCACCGAGCGGGACGCCACCAGCACGGGCGCCAAGCGGCCCACGCCGCAGCGACCGGACTACGGCCTGTCCGAGGGTGAGCGGCAGGCGCTCGAGCTCGAGGGCGTCACGACGAGCCCGTTTACCGGCGAGCAGCTCGACGCGCACACCGAGGGCGTGGAGCCCACCAATCCCGTGGCGCGCCGGCGCGCCGAGCGGGCCCACCTCGAGACCGAGCGCGTGCCGAACGAGTGGCCGGTCTCGGGTGCGCCGCCGGCGGCCGGCGGCGACACCGACCCCGCGCACCACGACGACGACGCGCACGCCTAACAGGGGGGAGAGCGGCCGCTATGCCATGGGCACCCGATTACGTAGCCATCGGAGGGGACGACGGGCTCGCCGCGTACGTCCGGACGGCCGCCGATGACCCGTTTCTGGAAAGCCTCGGGCCGGCGGCCGCTCGCGCGGTTGACGCGTACTGCAACCGCCAGTTCGGCCAGCTGCCCGCGCCGGCGACGTTCACCTACGAAGCTCGCAACGCGGCCCGCCTCGCGGACGGCACGTGGGTGCTCCCCGTCGACGACGTGCAGGACATCACCGCGGCCACCGTCACGGTGGATGGCACGGTGGTGGCTGCAGGGGTGACCGGCTACCGGTGGTGGGAGCTCAACGCGGTGGCCAAGGGCTACCCGTACACCGCTCTCCGGTTCGCCGAGCGCCCGTACGGCGACGTCGCGCTGTTCGCCAGGTTCGGGTGGACCAGCTACCCCGCGGCGGTGCCCGCGGCGGTGCGCTTCCAAGTCAACCGGTGGTTTGTCCGGCGGGAGAGCCCGTACGGGGTGGCCGGCTCACCGGACCAGGGCAGCGACACCCGACTGTCGGCCCGCCTCGACCCGGACACCCGGGCGATCCTCGCCGGCGGCCGCATCGTGCGCGCGAGGGCGCCCCGATGAATCTCGCGGACGTGCTGGACGAGATTTGGGTGGTGCTCGAGGACGTGCCCGGGCTCCACGTTCCCGATGACGGCCCGGGCGTGCACGCCAGCGCACCGGCACCGTTCGTGGAGCTCCCCGAGGTGTCCTACGGCGACCTCGGGGCAGGGCTCGACCGGATCGAGGACCTCGGGCTCACGGTGGTGTTCGGGCCGGCCAACAACGCGCAGACGTTCCGCACCGCGCTCGAGTTCGCCAGCACCTCGGGCGCCCGTTCCATCCCTGCCGCGCTGCTCGGCCACCAGTGGGCCAGCTGCCACACGCTGGTGCCGCGTCGGGCCGAGCCCACGATCGTGGAGCCGCGCGGCAGCAACCCGCAACTCGCGTACGTGTTTCACCTCGACATCACAGGAGCTCCCTAGATGCCTACCGCTGTGCACGGCAAGGACTACTACGTCTCCGTGGCGACCAAGGACCTCTCGACGTACGTCAAGACGTCGAGCTGGGAAGACAACCCCGACATTCACGACATCACCGGATCCGGCACCGATGACAAGACGTTCCGCGGTGGCCAGATCGGGCGCACGTTCACCATGGGCGGGTGGTACGACACGAGCGAGGTCACGGGGCCGGCCTACCTCGCCACGATCCCGGGGCAGACGGTGGCGATGGAGCGGCGGGTGGCCGGTACGGGCGTCGGCAAGCCTAAGCAGACGTGTCAGGTGGTGGTGGGCAAGTATGTGGAGTCGCAGAAGAATGACGACATCACGCAGTGGACCTGCGATTTCACCATCACGGGCGCGGTAGTCCGCGCAACGCAGTAGCAAGATCAACAAGGGGGAAACGATGGGCCAGCTCACACGGGACGAGATCCTCGCACGGCGTACGGGCAGCGACGTGGTGACGTTCTCGGACGGCACCACGGTCAAGGTGCGGGGGCTCACCCGCAAAGAAGCGGCCGCGATGCGCGAATTCGAGGAGGAACACCCGGGCGACCTGATCGGGCTCGAGGCGCTGGCAATCTCGCAGGGCATGACCGAGCCCGAGCTCTCGCACACCGACGCGGTGGAGTGGCTCGGGCAGGACGCGCACGGGGAGATCCAACGCGTGGTTAACGCCATCCAGACGCTCTCGGGTCAAGCCGAGGGCCAGTCCAAGGAGTATCTGAAAAGCGTTCCTCGAGGGCAGCGAGCTCGCAGCTGAGTTCTTCCTCGCCGACCGGCTCGGCATGACGGTGGAGCGGCTACGCGAGGAGATGACGCAACGCGAGTTCGTGCAGTGGACCCGTTACCACGCGGCCCGGGCGATGAATGCGGAAATGGACCAGGCGATGGCCGAGGCCAGGGCGAGGAGGTGACCGGGTGCGCGAAACGATCAAGATCGCCGGGATCCGTGACTTCCAAAAGCAGCTCAAGGCGATGGACCGCGACCTACCCAAGCAGCTACGCATCGCGCTCAACTCAGCGAGCCAACTGGTGATCGACTACGCCAAACCCAAGGTGCCGAGCCGTTCCGGCCGCGCGCGTTCCTCGCTCAAGGTCCGCAGTTCGCAGCGTGAGGCACGGATCGCCGCCGGCGGCACCCGGGCGCCGTATTACCCGTTCCTCGACTTCGGCGGATCGGTCGGCCCGGGCAAGAGCGTGCACCGCCCGTTCTACACCGAGGGCCGCTACATCTACCCGGGGCTCCGGCTCAACCGTGACAAGATCACCGAGCAGCTCGAGACCGCTCTGACCGAGCTGGCCAAGAGCGCCGGACTCGAGGTGGACTAATGCCCAACCAAGTCACGCTGACGTTTGCCGGCGACGCGGCGCCGCTGTCTAAGACATTCGGCCAAGTCGGTGCCGATGCCCAGAAGATGGGCAAGGACGTAGGCGATTCCTACGACCACGCGGCCGAGCGCTCGGATGCGCTCGACACCCGAGCGATGGGGTTCCGGGACACCCTCACCGGCATCCAAGACGGAGCGCTCGGTGTCAAGCAGGCGGCGAGCGGCGATTGGGGTTTTGAGACGCTGCTGTTGCTCGGTACGGGCATTGGTGACCTCGCGTCGGGCTTCACCAACTTCCTGATACCGGCGCTCAAGGCGAGCAAGGTTGGGATGATGGCGCAGGCGGTGGCGACCAACATCGCCTCGGGCGCGACTAAGGCGTTCACCATTGCCCAAAATCTGCTCAAGGTGGCGTTTCTTACGTCACCGATCGGGTGGATCGTGCTGGGTATCGGGCTGCTTATCGCCGCGGTGGTGCTCATTGCCACCAAGACGACATGGTTCCAAACGATCTGGCGGAATGCGTGGGGGTGGATCAAGTCCGCCGCCAGCAATACGTGGGACTTCATCAAGAAAATTCCGGGGTGGATTGGCTCCGCATTCTCCAAAGTCGCGGGCTTCATCATGGCGCCGTACAAGGCGGCGTTTAACGGCATCGCCCGGGCGTGGAACAACACGGTGGGCCGGCTCTCGTTCACCGTGCCCGGGTGGGTGCCCGGCATCGGCGGCTCGGGGTTCTCGGTGCCGAACATCCCCACTTTCCACTCGGGTGGCATCGTGCCCGGGGTGGTCGGCACTCCGACGCTCATTTCCGCGCTGGCCGGCGAGCGGGTGTCAGGGATCGCCAGCGGTGGCGGTGGCGGTGGCATGGTCACCGTGTCCGCCGGGGACGAGCTGGTGCGCGCGCTGCTCGAGCGGATCGCGTCCGAGGTCAAGTCGCGCGGCGGCGACGCGGCAACGATCGGGATCCGGATCGCATGACGGACTACGCCACCCTCGCGCAGCTGTTCTACAACGGCTCGTATTTCACGCTCGCTTCCCTGGTGGACGCGGCCACCGGCGTCAACCTCGAGCGCGGGGTGGCTGACGACCTGGACCTCAAGACCGGCGTGTGCACGTTCCGGCTCAACGATGCGGCGGACCGCTACCGGCCTAGCAACGCGGCCAGCGACCTCTACGGCCAGACTGGTCAGTACATGCGGGGTGCGTTCGCCACGGGTCTCTCGGTGCGGTTCACGGGTGAGACGCAGTACATGAATCCCGGGCAGACCGATGACCACCAGACTGCGGTGGAGCACCCGTGGCGGTGGGACTTCGAGTCGGGCGTGGGTGACTGGCAGGGCTACGACGCGACCGTTGCGGCGGCCACCGACGCGTGGGGTGGCGGGTTCGGGGGAGTGCTCCGGATGACCACCGCGCCCGGGGTCGGCGCGACGCAGGCGTACACCGCGCCCGCCGCGGTGCCGGCCACGGCCGCGGCGACGTACCGGGCAGAGATGTGGGTGTACCTACCGGTCGCCGCCACGGTGACCGCGGCTATGGACTTCACCGGGCCGAGCGGATACCTCGGTGGGCAGTACCCCACGTTTGCCGTTCCGGCCGCGACGTGGACCAAGCTGGTCGTCACTGGCACGGCGGTGCCGGGCACCACCTACGTGGTGGCGCATCCGACCATCGGCGCGCCCGTGCCCACGGGGCTCGTGCTGTATCTCGGCCTGGTGACGCTGTGGGACACCGCGGCGCCCACGATGCGCGGCCGCCGATGGGTAGACGTCAAGCTCGGTGGGCCGCTCACCCGGGTGGGCTACTGGCGCGACCCGCTCGCGTCGCCGCTGTTCACCTCGATCACGGGGCAGTACGCGGCCAACCTCCGTGGGTACTTCACGCTCGAGGATGGGCGCGACTCGACCGCGCTGGCCAACACGTCGCACCCGACCAAGACCGGGCGTTTCAACGCGGTCACGCTCGGCTCGGCCGATGGCCCGGGCGGCGCCTCGACGGCGCTCGAAATGACAGCCTCGGGCAGCTTCACCACCCCGTACGCGTCGATGAGCACCACCGCGGGGTGGCAACTGGCGTTCGCGGTGCGTACCACCACCGTCGACGGCACGCAGCGCGACCTGTGGACGTTCCGTACCACCAACGGCTACACGTGGCGGTGGCGGGCCGACACCACGAATTACAACCTGCGGATCACCGACCCGGACGGCGTGGTGATCCTCGACGAGTTCTATTCGTACGGCGGTGGCGCAGGCCCGGGCCAGTGGGTTTACACCCGCCTCAAGGTGCAGATCAACGCGGGCACGGTGAAGAT